GAACCTGTCGCGCATTATGGACGTAATGAGCAAGACGGCGACCTCCGCCAACGTGACGGTCGAGCAGCTATTTGAAACATTCAAAGACGCAGGCCCGGTAGCAACCGCAGCCGGTGCAAGTATTGAAACGGTGAGCGCGCTATCCGGCGAGCTCGCCAACGCAGGCATAAAAGGCAGCAGAGCGGGCACAGCCCTTCGCGCGGTATTCGGACGCCTGCAAGCCCCTGTCGGCAAGTCCGCCGAAGTGCTCAAGCGTTTAGGTATTGAGACACGCGACAGCGCGGGCAACATGCTAGACGTAGTCGACATTCTCGGCACGCTTGACAAGTCGCTGGCAAAATTTGGCACCTCGGAAAAAGCCGAGATATTAAAGACCGTATTCGGTGAAGAGCCGATCGCAGCTGTTAACGTGCTTTTAACTGCCGGGGCTAAAAAGCTGAACACCTACCGCGGGGCACTTGAGAAGACAGCGGGCAGCACTAAGAAGCTGGCCGACGTTATGCGGGACACCACGCAAGCGGACGTCAACGGCATGAGCTCGGCAATTGAAGGGTTAACAATAACATTTTTCGGCTTGAACCGTGACGGCATTCGGGCGGGCCTTGGTGGCTTCACCGAGTGGATCAGAACGCTAGACAAGACCCTGCAATCAAACGAGGCGCTCGGCAAATCCATAGGGCAGGAGCTCTTCACGGCCGTAATTGAGCTAGCCAAAGCGATCGGCGTACTAATCGCCGCAGTAATTGCGCTGAAGGTCGCCAGCATTGCCACCAGCGCCGCGATCGTAATATTCAGAACCGCCAGCTTAGCGGCAACCGCTGCGACGTGGTTGTGGAACACCGCAGTCGCAGCAATGCCCGCAATGTTGGCAACAGCACGGGCGGCCCTGCTTGCGTTTAACCTCGTATTATGGGCGAACCCTATCGGCGTAGTAATCGCAGCGATCACCGCCTTGATAGCGATCGGCGCTTTGCTGGTTGCTAACTGGGACACGGTCGTGGAGTTCTTCGTCGATATGTGGGAGGGGCTAAAAAACGCATTCACAACCGCGATCGACGGTGTAATGATGGTGCTTAACCCGTTTCTAAATGTGATCGACAGCGTGCGCAGTATATGGGACCAGTTGGCGGGTACTGTATCAAAACCAATCAACGCAGAGATCAACACTAAACAAAATATAATAACCGCGGGCGACGGAGTGGCGAGCCCACAAGAAGCGATCACGCGGTCGATTAATGAGAACCGCAGCTCGGCGGAAGTGACGCTACGCAATGAGACAAACGCAACGGCAGAAGTTAGTCAACGCCGCGGACCTATGAACCTTAATATTGCAAACTCGGGGGCCTTCTAATGGCCTCGCCAGTAATACAGACGACAGCAACAACGACGAGTATGGGGCTGTCGGGTAGCGTTTTTACGGCTAAATTACCTGCCGGTGTGACACTAGGGGACTTGCTGATCGTAGTAATGACGGTTGACAGGGCGTCAGGCACGCCCATTGAGTGGCCCTCCGGTTGGATCGAGTTGTACGACACACTGTCGGGAACTAACATCACGGGGGCTATGGCGTATAAAGTGTCGGATGGTACAGAAGGCCCGACAGTGGCGATCACACTATCCGACGCGCAAGCCAGCTGCGCGAGGTCTTACAGAATATCGGGGCACGACTCTTCGGTTGAAGCTTTGACCTCCGCAAGCGCATCTTCAACAACGCAAACCCCGCCGCCGATCGCACCTTCCTATGGGCCCCGCGATTATCTGTTCATCGCTTGTGATCATGTTGATACATACATATACAGCATAAGTGGTTTCCCCGCGGGGTACGGGAACACTAGCGACTTAAAATCGGGGTCAAGCGGCGCGCAATGCGGGACAGGGACATGTGACATATCTCGGCAGGGGGTTACGTCAGAAGCACCCGGTGCTTTTACTCTTACATCCTCCCGTGTGGCGTTAGCGAGTACATTAGCAATACCCGCGCCGGGGTCTGCCCCGCCGACGGTAACGGCCAGTGGCACGATCACCCTTCCGCCGTTACAGGGTAGCGGAAGCGCAACCGACGACAGCCCGACGGTAACGGCCAGTGGCACGATCACCCTTCCGCCGTTACAGGGTAGCGGAAGCG